GGGTCCATGGGTTCGTATGTCAGCGCCAGGAGCTGGCCCCCACAATTGGTGTCGATCGCCGCTAGCATACGCTTTGCTTTGTCGGCTTTCTCAATTGAGTTTTTGGCCCTGGGATCGCCCTTAACATAGAGCTTCTGAAAGATTTTACGGTTTTTATAGACATCGGGCTGAAGGATCGTCCAGCGCAGGCTGATATAGCTATTGCCTTCGTACTGCTGCCACTTTGCCTCGTCCACCAACCCCAAAACAGTGGTGTTTGCAGGGATGGGGGCAAACTCGCCTCCGCCTGCATCAAATTCGCCTGATGATGATCCGATTTCCTTGCCGTCGCTCGTTGCCCAAAATGACATAGTTATGCTCCTGTGGTTTCTGTTGTGGTTTCTGGTTGTGTCGGTTCTGTCTGTTGTGTCCCGGCGGGTTCGTCCTCAAAGGATGTTATCGTTAAGCCCTTCTTGGGTTGTGCGTCTGGCTTGACTTCTGTTTTCGCCTCTACCTGTGCAAAGTAGGGGATGAACGGAATAAGCGGGTTTTCGCCAGCCTTGACCAAAAGCGGCTTGGTGATTCCATAGCGGTTTTTTCCAACGCTGTTCGCGTTGGCATAGCATACCAACAGACGCGTCCCGTCGCTGATCGCTTTTTTGCGTTCGCCGTCGCCGCCTAGGACGTGGGTTTCTAGCTTCAAAAACCCGACTACGTCGCTGTCATCCACATATGGCGCGATGGATTTTTTGCCAAGGCGCAGGCTGTAACGGACAAAATCATCCTCGTCCGGTAGGTTGACCGGCTCAAAGTCAGCATGAGCCACAAAAACGACGTTCATCTTGCGGCGCTCGTTAAGCATCCCGCAGGCGTTGCGTACACGGTGATGCATAGCAGCGACGGCGGCAAGGCCTGCACCGTACCCGCCTAAGGCTTGGTTAATGCTCTTTGGCTTCTTTTCGTCACTTTCGACAACATGTTTAATAAACATGCGCTCCAGCGCCGTGACGCTGTCGATGATAACCGTTTGATATTGGTGATCCTCTTGCAGCAAGGCCTTGAGTTGGTCCCATAGCTGATCCACGGCGCTTAGCAATGGGAAGGCATCGGGGCGCATATTGGCCGGGATGGATTGTAAGCCGTCTTCAGCGCGAATAACGATGGGCTTGGGGAAGGTTGCGGCTAGGGTTGTTTTACCCATCCCGCTATCGCCGCAGACTGTGACAATCACAGGCCGTTCATCCGGCTTTGATATGGTTGATAAGACACTCATGTAAGCTCCTTTTCTCTCTCAACAGGGTTGACATTATTCTGCGTTTCGCAGATTGTCAACAGGGTAAGATTGTTTTTTTGAGGAGGGATCATGGCTTTGCAGCATCGGGCTTTTTGGGAGGCGGGTTATAGGGTTTTTGGCCTGTATGGGGCGGACGAGCGCGGAATGTGCGAATGCGGCTCGCACCTGTGCAAGGCGGCGTACAAGCATCCGCGTATATCAAACTGGCAGCATACCCCAGACTGGTCGGAAGAACAGCTCGACGCGATGGAGGCCAGCGACCAATTCAAGGCCGGTTATGGCGTGGTGTGTAACGGCTTGTTGGTCATAGACGTGGATGCACGCAATGGCGGTGTGGATGCTTATGCACGGCTTGTTGAGCGGTTCCCGGCGATTGAGGGCGCGGGGCTGATTGTGCAAACCGGCAGCGGCAACGGGTCAAAGCACGTCTATTTCAAAGCCCCTGAAGGCGTGCCTTTGGTGTCGCACCATCTGGATTTTAAGGGCATCGATTTCAAATCAAATGGCTATGTGGTTGGGCCGGGATCGCGTCACGCATCAGGTAATACCTATGTGACGCTGTACGGGTCGCCAGATGAAATTGATGCAGCGCCAGCCGGGTTGATCGAGTTTTTGCGCAAGCCGGAGCGCCACCGGGCGGCGCTGGATGGTAGTTATGTCGATATCGCCAATGGTGACCTTGTTGAGATGCTGGCCTGTGTTGATCCTGATATCAATTATGATACGTGGGTCCGCATCGGCATGGCGGTTCACCATGCGACCGGCGGGTTAGGGTTTGATGTTTGGGACGGATGGTCGTGCAAAGGCGCTAAATATGTCAGCGCGGAAAACCTAGAAAAACATTGGCATTCGTTTGGCAAAAGCGCAAACCCGGTCACGCTTGGTACGCTGGTTCACCACGCGAAAGAGGGTGGGTGGGTCGAGCCGGTAACGTTTTATTGCGATTCGTCTGCGTTTAATTGGGATGTCGCTATGGAGGGCAAGGGTGATGAAAAATCAGCGGCTCAAAAACCTAAGACACAACCTGAGACAAACGAGCAAATCTCACAGGTTATGTTACAGGATGACGCGCAGGATATGGAAATCAGCGCAAGGCGATTGGGTGTGGATAATCCACGCGGCGGGGCTGTGGGTCCTGTGGTGCCTGGCGGCGTGGGCGATATTGTTCCGGTAGTTTCAGAGGCTCGGCCTGTTGGGGTAAAGGATGACGGGCCACCATTGCCGTTTGATTTAAGTGGTGTTGATCTCAAATGCCCGCCGGGGTTTGTTGGTGACGTCACCAAATGGATTAATTCACAGTGCAGGCGACCGCGTGAGAATTTGGCGGTGGCTGGTGCGTTGGTCGCCATGGGTAACGTGATTGGTTTGCGGTATACCGACGCGCTTGATGGGGTGACGGCGAACCTTTTTGCGTTTTGTGTGGCAGGGTCGCGCACTGGCAAGGAAGCTGTGCAGCAGGCGGTCGCTGACGTCCATCGGGCGGCTGGTATTCACCCGGCAACACACGGGGCAATCAAATCAGAGCAAGAGATCGTGCGGAATTTGATTCGGCACCAAGCCGCGTTTTATGTGATCGACGAAGTCGGGATATTCCTGCAAAAGATCAAAAATGCCCAGACCAAAGGCGGGGCGCTGTATCTGGATGGTGTCATCGGGATGCTTATGGCCGCATACTCAAAAGCAGATGGGTATATGCTTCTAACAGGTGATATGAAAGAGGAAATTCGTAAACAAATCAAAGGTGAGGCGCTGTCTCTTGAGAAAGCACTTGAGGATGGAGCAGGCAACGCACACAGCTTAGAAATTAGGTTAGCTTCTATCCATAAGGCATTGGATGGATTGGATAATGGGTTAGAAAGGCCATTGCTGAGTTTGATTGGGTTTACCACGCCAGTCACGTTTGACGGCCTCGTGGATTATCAAGCGGCGGCGAATGGTTTTATTGGGCGGGCTCTCATATTCAACGAGCGCCAGACAGTACCAAGGCGCAAGCGGGAGTTTGTTAAGGCCCCTATGCCGGAGCCGATGGCTCGTGCGATCTGGTCCTTATATATGGGGGGCAGCGGTCATTATGATATGACCATGATGGGGTCAGGCGGTGCTCAGGCGCGGGTGGAATATGACGGCCAGCGCGTGAAAATCCCTAGCACACAAGGCGCAATCGATATGCTGTGCGCCGTAGGGGATTGGTTTGAGGATTATGCGGATGAGCAAAAAGGGGAAAGCGGCCTCGAGGCGTTGGCGCTTGGGGCTTATGAGTTGGTGAGCAAGGTGTCGCTTATTTTGGCAGTGCCAGAGGGCTTGCGCACAGAGGAGCATGTACGCTGGGCGTTTGCGCTCATTAAGCGGGATATTGATGAAAAAACACGGTTGGTGTTCGCCAATGACCGCCAAAAAGAGGCACCCGTTGCTGCGTTGAAGGCGCGGGTCCTGAACGTTTTGAGCTTCGATGAGCCGGAATCGTTGGCGACAATCCATAATAGGCTGAGAACCGTTCGCAAAGAAGATGTGAAAACATGCCTAAATGAACTTGAGAAATTAGGTGAAGTAAGAATTATTCATGATGTTCACAAGCGAAGTAAATCACCCATAGAGCGATTTATCAGAATTTGACCTTCACAAAAGATTAGCTGAAAAGGCCCATTTTGGGCCTTTTTTGCTGTCATAAATAGTATAATCAGTATCAACCAGAACATTAAGTTTATCTAGTAAGCCTTTGAAATTGTTCATTTATAGTGGAATTGCGCATTGATAGAAGAAAAATGCCCCCTGAGATAAAAATAGACCTAAAAAAGGGGGGTTATTAGACAGATTTGTGAACACAAAAAAGAGACCCTATCTGTGACATTTTTTTTAATGAGAATAAGAAAATAATGTCTGATATATCTTCTATCTTACTTTTAATCAACGATTTCAAAGGGTTAGCTCACTATCTGAGCGCTATTTGAGCCCTAACTGTGTATAAATGAACAAAATCAAAGGCTTGTGAAAATTTGCGCGGGATGGGCGTTTTTGGATGATTTGGGGTTGACCAGTTAACAAGTTATGGTATTGTTTGTGCCTCAACCTAAGGAGGGTATTGATATGACTGTTTTTAAAATTAGCGACATGAGTAGCGAGCTTGAAGGCGTTACGGCATCTTGGCCTTACAAAACCATGGCAGTGGGGGACGCGGTTTGGGCAAGCGATACCCCAAACCCAGCGTCTGCGGTTAATTACGCGCATACCTACGGCAATGCGAACGGTAAAAAATTCAAATCTAAAAAAATTAAAGACAAAGGCGCTTTGATTTGGCGGGTTGAATAGGGCTTGCATAATCTGCAAATCGCAGATAGGCTTTGATTGTTGATTTGGGAGTTGGGAGACATGCAAAAGACACAAGACCCCGAAGTGATTATTCGGCAGCTGCGGCAGCAGGTCGAGGATTTGAAGTTTGAGCTTGAAGAAGTGCGGCGCACCATGGGACGGGTGGCGCCTTCGGCCCTGGGGGGTATGTCGGAAAAGGATGCTAAGCGGGTGGCGAATGTTCGGGATTCGTATGGCATGACGCTGTCGGAGGCGCGGTATTTGTTGCTCTTGGCGTCAGGGCAAATCAAGGATCATTTTGAGCTTTTGTCGGGGATGCACTCGCAGGCTTTGGACGCGAATTTTACAAAAGTCATGGTGTGCCGGGTGCGGCAAAAGCTCAAAGCCGCAGGTTCGCGGATTAAAATTATCACCTATCGGGGGTCGGGTTACAAGATTTCCGATGGGCTGGACGAGCTGCATGACGCGGCGGGCGGTTGGGTTATTCGAGCAAGTCAGGGGGTTTGAATGGTTGTGCGGCGCGTGAAGAATGTTCAGGTGACATCGTTTGAGAGCTTTGCGCAGGAGCGGAAAGATCGGATTTTGAAGGTTGTCGCCATGTTTAACGGCGGGGCCACGGTGTTGGAAATTGCGCGGGCCTTAGACATGCGGGCGTCAACAGTATCAACCGATATGCAGCACGCAAGGGCCGCTGGGATATCATGCCCGCATCGTACGCCTGCACGGGCCAACATGACCGGGCAAAACGTTATGGCAGGGGTCATGTCAAAGCGTAAAGCAGCGCAGGCCGCTTTGGAAAACGAGTTTAAGCCGCGTACAGAGTTGCCAGTTTGCGAAAATCCAGTGCGGTTTATGGATTTGAAGCCCAATTGCTGCAAATGGCCAGCCGTGTTAGACTATACCAAGGCGAATGCTGATAGCTTGTTCTGCGGTGAGCGCGTTGCGGATGTTGGGCAACCATGGTGCGAGGCACACAGGGCTATAGCCTGGACAGGGCAGCAGGGTATGAGCGAGGGTTTGCGCGGGCAACGGATGGACAAAACCGTTAAGCGGTGTCAGGTGTTTTAGCGGGTTTAGCGGGTTTAGCAGCGTTGCTTGATTAAACTGGGTTAGCAGATTTAGCAGTTTAGCGGTTGGGGAGGCTCACATGGTCACACCATCAAAGCGGACGCCAGAAACGCCAGAGGAGCGCATACGCTCGATGGGGGACGCAACGGCAGAATGGCTGCTGTATCGAGGCTGGATCAGGTTGGAGTCATGTCCATCGCTATTTAAGCACCCGATGCACGCTATGCCGCCAATGCCTCTTAAGGATGCGGTTATTCAGCAGCATCACCTTGAACAGCAGTTCGAGGTGGAAGTTAAAAAACAGGTAGAGGCGGGAGCGGTATCATGGCACAGGTGAAGCTTACAAGGGGGCGGCCCTGTTTGTATGACGAGGCTATGCAGGAAAAGGCAGATAGCTATATTTTCCAACTAAAAGAGCTTGGCCACGCCATTCCTAGCCGGGCAGGGCTGTGCTGTTTTTTAGGAATTTCAAAGGAAACAAGTTACGATTGGTGTGACAAATATCCTGATTTTTCTGATACGCTCCGAAATATCATGGTCCTGCAAGAGCATATGGCGCTTAACGGAGGCATCACCGGGCAGCTTACCCCGATGATCGTGAAGCTGGTATTGGCTAACCATGGCTATCATGAAAAAGCTGAAATCGACAATAAATCATCCGATGGCAGCATGTCTAGCCCTGCCTTGTCGTCTGCCGTTATGTTAGCAATACAACAAAAAATAGCAAAAAATGCTGACAGCAAATGAGATTGTTGAGCTAAGGACTGATTTATTCTCTTATGTCGCGCA